AGTTGTGGTTTTTGAAGCATAAACAGTAGAACGATGAATCATATCGTCAATTTTTTCAACTCTTCCACCAAGGGCCATTTTATCGGCTTGAATGGAATTGACTGGTCTAATGTAAGATGTGTCGTCATAACCAGTACGATAATCATCTTGTTCTGTGTTCATCTGAAATTTAAAAGCATCCAGAAAAGAGCGAGAAACATTAACTACTTGCAATGGTTGGTCTCTGGATCGTGAAGGAAACTGAAGTGGCTCCACTAGCAACCAGATCAATATATCCAACACATGGTGTTGCATCATAAGCAATGTGAGCAACATTACCCCATGGAGTAAAGAAAGCGTTCCAGTAAATCCAGTACCGCCTGCATCAGTAGAATAGGTGACAGGACCAGGATTAGGTTCAACACCCTCTTCTGTAAGGTCCCGCACCCAACCATCTACTGTATCAACACCTCGCTTGCGTCGTCTAAGTTCATCATGTTTTGCAAGGATTTGGGGAAGAGGAAGACGAAGAGTAGCTTGAGTGACTTTATGTCCATCAGCAGCAAGATCATTGAGGGCACCAACCCAAGATTGATTAAAGCGGTTTGCATTGGCAGAAATAGTAGCTTTGATATCGGAAGAAAGAGCGTTCATTGTTTGCATGAAGGCTGGATTGATAGGATCTAATGTATAAACTGTGACTTTTTCACCTGATTCCAAAGGAACAAGATCAGGCAAGGGGTTTTTGCCGGAAACTACAGCCAGACCTTCCTCAGGCCGAGGGTCAAATGGAAAATACTTAAGTTCTCTAGGCAAATTGACATCGAAGTCTGTTCCAGCAGAACGTTCCACGATGACTTCTATTGTGTTTTTGACAGTATCGGGATGTACCATTTTGGTAAGAATATCTACACCAATCATTCCAAGGGAATAAGGAAAATCTATATCATTGTTAAGGAAAGGATGTGGCCAAATGAAAGGAACCTCGAATTCAGCAAAATTGTTAACTTCTAAATCAATAATTTTTGAAATTACAGCATTTCTATCTACCCCAACAACTGTACTAGCATTCGGAGCAAAGAATATTCGAATACGTAGTGAATGAAATTGAGTTTTTACAAAGCGAAAATGAAATTTAAAAGAAGAACGCCATTTTGAAAAATTTTGGCCAATATAAGTCGGATAGTCAACACCCATTGAACCATCAGGAGCCAAGTTTGTATAATCTAGAAGGGTGACACGCTTACTCCAAACATTGGTTCCTGCATTTTGAGAACTTGAAATTTTAAATCGCGAATTGTAAACGGGAATCTGCACAATCTTAGAAAAACTGTGTTCTTGTTTTGAAGCCTCGCCCATGTTAATTGAAGGTAGAACATTTTTAGTCGAAAGAGAAAGAAGATGAGCGTT